CGAGAGCGACTACATCGGCCTCCATCTTCTCGTAGGTCGCGTTGTCCTCGGCGGATACGGTGCCATCTTCGGCACGATGGGATTCCAGGAACGCTTTGGTCTCGTTCCACAGGTTGGCGCGTTTTTCGCGCAGAGAAAGAATCTGATTCATAATGAAAATCCTCCTTCATCATTTCAAAAGCGACAGTCTTTTCTCCAGATCTGCCGCTTTCACTCGGTTGTCAGGGGTAACAGGTTCGGGTTCCTTGGGTTCCTCCGGGGTTTGTTCCGCATCAGGCGGGTGTTCAGGTTCGTCATGCACCACATTCACCGGTTTCGGCATGGACGCGATCACCCGGTTCATGAGACAGGCCGCAGCGGGTTTCCGCTCAAAAGCAAAACCTGCCATGTTCTCAGGCAGGTCTTCCGCACCAGTGTACAGGACTTCATCGCAGAAGCCCATCTCCTTGGCTTTCAGAGCGTTCATCCACGTTTCACTGTCCATGAGGTGGGAGATCTTTGCCCGGCTCAACCCGGTCTTGATCTGGTAAGCATTGATGATGCTTTCCTTCACCTCGTCCAGCAGCTGGATGGCTTTCCGCATCTCTTCCGTATCGCCCATGGCCATCGTGAAGGGATTATGGATCATCATTAGACTGGTCGGACTCATGGTCACGTGCGTACCGGCCATGGCGATGACGGAAGCGGCAGAGGCTGCCATTCCGTCGATCTGGATAGTCACGTCTCCCTTGTAGTCCATGAGCATAGTGTAGATCTGGCTGGCCGCAATGCAGTCACCGCCCGGGGAGTTCAGGTGAATGGTGATGGGGCCGTTTCCTGCGAAGAGCTCCTCCTTGAACATGGCAGGCGTGATATCGTCGGAGAACCAGGATTCTTCCGCGATCACACCGTCCAGATACAGGGTGCGGGACTCATCGTCATTGCGGACCCAATTCCAAAAATGTCGCATCAGGTGTACCTCCTTCTTTCAGGATTGGATTGTGTTACTGTTTGATTCGCATCATCCGTAGGCTGGTTCATAGCTGTCGTGATGGGGATCATGTTTCCGTTGACCAGATAGGCGTCGCCGCCTTCTTCCTTCGGAATGGGATTCTGGTTTTCCAGCGCCCGGATGTCGTTTGCGGACAGCCAACCGTTCTGGCGACCTATGGCATAGCCTTCCATGCGGGATTTGTAGTCGCCGCGCATCAGGCCATCCATGTTGAACTGCACATAAAAGCGCCCCTTCTCCTGATCGGTGAAAAGGGCGCGATTCATAGCTTGTTCAATTCTGACGAGCCAGGGCCGGATGGTATGCACGGCAAAGTCAATGCTCTGGTGTTCGATATTGGAGAAGGTTGCGTGCTCCAGATTGCCTACGAGGTGAGGCGGCACCCTGTAAATCCGGCAAATCTCATCCACCTGAAATTTGCGGGTTTCCAGGAACTGCGCTTCATTGTTCGGGATGGCAATCGGCTCAAACTTCATGCCTTCTTCCAGTATGGCCACACGGTTGCTGTTCGAAGATCCACCATAAGCACTGTTCCAGCTTTCGCGGAGGGCTTTCGGATTCTTCACCGTGTTCGGGTGAGTCAGGATACCGGAAGGCCGTGCGCCGTTGGAAAAGAACTTACTGCCGTATTCCTCAGACGCGATGCCGAGGCCAATGGCGTTTTTTTCTAGCGCAATGGGGCTGTATCCCATGATTCCGTCAAAGCCGAGGCCTGGGATGTGCAGGACATCTTCAGGAGACAGCACCACCTGTTCGCCGGTACTGGTCATGTAGGTATAAGTCAGGATACCTTTCTTATCCCTGTCTACTGTCATCTTATCCGGCAGCAGCGGATACAGGCCGGTGACCTGGTTCCGACCAGACCGGATGATCTGGCAGTAGCTGTTTCCCCAGAGCAGCAGGTGAGCCAGCATGACTTCCCGCAGAACAAACGATGTCATCTCGCTGTTCGGCTCATCGTGAAGCAGAAAGTACAGCGGATGTTCTGTTGCTTTGCGGTTCCCGTCCTCTTTGGCTTCGTACACACCCAGCGGCAAGCTGGCGACTGTTTCCGAGATGACACGGACGCAGGCATAAACCGTGGAAAGCTGGATCGCGGTGTTCGCGTTGACCGGTTTTCCAGAGCCGCTGGTTCCAAAGAAAAAGGACGGTGCTGAACTGACACTGTCCTTAGGCTTGTCCCGCGCACGGAATAGCGCGGTGAGTGGATTCTTCATGCCGGTTAACCCCCTTATAATCCGGACCCTGTTTTCTTATCATGGCAAGATTTACAGAGACTTTCCCAGTTGGCCTGATCCCAGAACAGTCGCTGATCTCCGCGGTGCGGAATGATATGGTCGACCACCGTTGCCGGAACGATCTTTCCCTCCGCCTGGCAGAATGCACACAACGGATGCTGTTTCAGAAAAAGTGCCCGGGCTTCCCGCCATCGAGCATCGTACCCACGGGCAGCAGCACCTCCACGCAGGTAATCGTCACTCCACATTTTGTGATCCTTACAGAACACTTGACCCTTTTCGCAGAACTCAGGACATCCCGGGTAGCGGCAGGGTCTTCTTGGTCTCTGGGGCATTTTGCTTCCTTCCTCCTTACTCCAGGACTAAAAAACCCCTGTCATCGTAGACAGAGGTTGTATTGGCGTTTTTTAACGCCCGGTCCAATGCCATGACCAATGCCACAGCGCCATCGACCTTTTCCGTGGATTTCTCTTTGTCGATCTTCAAATTCCCGGCAGGATCAGTCCGCACGAAAGCATTGTCCATATTCCACCGAAGAACCGGATGCCCGCCATGGTTCAGCTTTCGTTCCAGCACCAGGCGCATCAATTCTTTCGTCGGTGGACTCATATCCCGAAAGCCCTGACCAAATGGCACCATAGTAAATCCATCATCCTCCAGAGTTTGGACCATCATTGTAGCATTCCAGCGGTCGTAGGCGATCTCCCGGATGTTGAACCGTTCTCCCAGTTGCAAGATGAACTGCTCGATCGCCCCATAATGAACGACATTGCCTTCCGTGGTATGAATGAAACCCTGCCGTTCCCATTTGTCATACATCACGTGATCCCGACGGACACGCAGCTGCAAGGTTTCTTCCGGGAGCCAGAAGTGCGGCACAACGATGTACTGTTCTTCGTCATCCCGAGGTGGGAATACCAGAACCAGAGCCGTCAGGTCGCTCGTACTGGAAAGGTCAAGACCCGCATAACATGGACGACTTTCCAGTTCATACTCATTGACTTCTCCTCCGTTTTCATCCCATTTGTCCATCGGCATCCAGCGAACAGATTGCTTCACCCACTGGTTCAGGCGAAGCTGCCGGAACATATTCTCATCAGCCGGAGTCTCCTGTGCTTTCCTGAAAGCATCCCGAACTTTGTCAATCGTGATCGTCTGATCCAACGACGGATTCGCCTTGTACCAGTTCTTTTCATCTGTCCAGTCGGCATCATCCGGCAAACCGAAAACCACCGGGTAAAACCGAGGATCATCTTTCCGACCCTCAATGATATCGATAGCCTTCTGATGGACTTCCCAACAGATACTGTTCCGATCCGTTCCGGCAGTTGTCAGGAAAAACCACAACGGCTGTTTCCGGGCATCGCCACTGCCCTGAGTCATAACATCATATAGGGCACGGTTTGGCTGCGTATGCAGCTCATCAAAGATGCAGGCGCTGACGTTCAGACCGTGTTTTGTAGCAACTTCTGAAGAAAGCACCTGGTAAATACTGCCGGTCGGTTGATATACCATTCTTTTCGTAGACGGAATGATCTTGATCCGCTTGCTTAGTGCCGGAGACTGTTTCACCATATCCACAGCGACATCAAAAACAATAGCAGCCTGCTGACGATCTGACGCGCAGGAATAAACCTCCGCCCGCCATTCATCATCATTACAGAGCATATTCAGGGCAATAGCAGCGCCAAGCTCAGATTTCCCTTGCTTCTTTGGGATCTCGATGTATGCTGTGGTGTACTGCCGGATTGTTGGATCTTCTTCCCGGACTGTTCCAAACACATCCCGGATAATTCTTTCCTGCCAGGGCAACAGTTTGAAAGGCTGACCGTGGAATTCTCCTTTGGTGTGGCGAAGGCACTCGATGAATTGAATGACTCTACGGGCCTTTTCTTCACTTTGCATCCAGCCAGCCTCCCTTCAGGACGTTTTCCATCGGGTCATCAGTATCGGCCTTATCTCCGGTATTGGCATAGAGCCGCGCACGGCTGGCCGGGGTCAGACCAAACTCTGCACAAAAGGACTGCATGATTTTCAGATTCTGCATCGCGATAGAAACCTGTGGAACCTGCTGTACATAACCAGAAGGCGTTTTGAAGATGGTTCCGTGTTGGGAAAGAAATTCCTCAGCTTCACGCCATCTGGCATACGCCTGACAGTAACCAGCAAAAGCCTCCAGATCATGATCCGTCAGAATTCCCATGGCCATCAAGGCGGGAGCCAGACGCTTCCATTCCTTCTTCGCCTCCGGCATCAACCAAGCTGGACATTTCACGTTTTCCTGAGAAGGAGTCGGCTCATTTTTGTTGATTGGTCTACGTCCTTTTCCCCGATCTCCTTCCAGCAATTTGATAGCCGTGGGCAGGGGTTTTCTTCCTCTGGTAGCCATCTGGGCTCACCTCCTTCCTATGAAAGTGTGTTTCTGCGATACTGTTTTACGCTGTGGCATCAGGTTTCTGCTAATGTCTGCGCGATTTCGGTATAGGTGAAAGTCTTTCCATCCCGGAGCACTGTGATCTCCTGATCTGGAAAATCGAGATGGAAGCGCTCGACTATAACTGTTGCGTACTTCGGATCCAACTCCATCGTCCGGCAGATACGGTCGGTCTGCTCACAGGCAATCAGAGTGGAGCCACTGCCGCCGAACAGATCCATTACCACAGCATTCGGAGCGCTGCTGTTTTTGATCGGATAGCAGAGCAGCGGGATCGGCTTCATGGTTGGGTGATCCGCGCTTTTCTTCGGTTTATCGAAGTTCCAGATCGTGGACTGCTTCCGGTCAGCGAACCACTTATGCTTTCCGTTGGGAAGCCAACCGTAGAGAACGGGTTCGTGCTGCCATTGATATGGGCTGCGGCCCAGCACCAGGCTGTTCTTCACCCAGATGCATACCCCGGAAATATGAAAACCGGACTCTTTAAAAGCCCGGCGAAAGTTCAATCCCTCGGTGTCTGCGTGGAATACATAAGCGCTGCCGCCCTCTGCCATGTGGGCGGCGATGTTCTTAAATGCGGCCAGCAGGAACGTGAAGAACTGTTCATCTGCCATACTGTCGTTCTGGATCTTCTTCCCGTCGGCAGATTCATAAGCGACATTGTAAGGCGGGTCCGTCACGCAGAGGTTTGCCTTCACTCCGTCCATGAGCAGATCAACCGTTTCCGGATCGGTGCTGTCGCCGCACATCATCCGGTGCCTGCCCAGCGTCCAGATATCGCCAACCTGTACATAAGGCGTTACGGTCTCTGGATCGATGTTGCAATCATCATCATGGGTTTCCTTATCATGGACTTTACTGAAAAGGTCATCCACCTCGGCAACGTCAAAGCCCGTCGCGCCGAGATCATATCCGGATGCCTGCAGGTCTTTCAGCAGATCTGCCAGGGCAACAGGCTCCCAGTCACCTGTTGCCTTGTTCAAAGCAATGTTGAGCGCCTTCTCATCAGCAGGGTTCTCGATATGAACCACAACGCAGTCCACTTCAGTCGCACCTTCAGCTTTGAGCACCTTATAGCGCTGGTGACCGCCGACAATGTTTCCCGTGACCTCGTTCCACACAATGGGATCGACATACCCAAAGTCATGAAGGCTGCGTTTAATCTTCTCATACGCAGGATCACCAGGTTGCAGATCTTTCCGAGGGTTATATTTCGCGGGCTTCAACTGATCAATCGGCATCCGCTTCATATTAAGATTGGTATCCATGATTTCCTCCTACGCAACGGAAGCACCAGCAGCTCTTGCTGGTGCTTCCTTGTATTTCTGGCATTTTTCTATTACCTGTCTGACTAAGTCTTCCGATGGTGGCGGGACATTGTTCAGTTCTCCGACATACTCGCCAAAAAAGAACTGAGCGCCGATGTTGTACATCTGCGCAAGTGTGACCAGGTCATCTTTGGATGTTCCAAGTTTGATCCGTTTATGATTATATCCAACCTTCACTTCGTAGCGGCCCGAATGCCGGGAATAATACACGCCGGTATATCCTGTCTTATTCGTCCCAAACAGCTTATGATTGCAGGAGTTTCCAAACGGACTGATTATACGAAGATTCGCTCTTCGACAGTCTTTCCTGTCACGATTGATGTGATCTACCATAGTTTTACTGTCACAGACTCCAGCAATGAGCCGATGGAGTTTCATTCCAGTTCGCTTTGAGACGATATAACCATCTGACGAATCATTCTGCCAGCGATATTGCTCAACCAAAGGAATGGCCTCTGCATCAATAACAAAAGATTCACCATTGGGCAATATGCCTGTCGCCACTTTTTTATCTATTTTGAAATCGTACATTGGCGGACACTGCTCACACCGATCTGTCTTTCGCCTGCGTATCTGGCCTACAGATTTTACGGATATGTTTCCGCACCGCAAGCACCGACAACTGAATAGGTGCGCACCGTATTTGTTGACACCAGCCTCTTCCAGAATGTCCCATCCATTAATCTGCTGACCGGCAATGTCTGGTTTTGGTAGCCCGCCTGTATGCGGAGCACATTTTCTACAGAACCGATTTGGTTTGTTTACAATGAGAGAAACAGTATAATCCGCTTCATTTCCACATTCACATCTGCATCTATAACGCCTGTTGCCGTGCTGATCCCTAGCAGCCTCGGCAATAACCATAAATCGGCCATATTTTCGACCGATTTCGATATCGGTTTTCACTGCAGAAGGCTCCTTTCTTTCAAAAATTCCCCCTACCTTTAGGATTTTTCAAAGCAGGTTTTGCAAGGTACCTTCCAAAACTTTTTTTGCATTTTTCCGCTGTTTGCCGGTTTGATAACCCCCCTCCCGGAATATGTCGGACTTTTCTTTGTGTTTTCGGCGCGGTCGCCGCCAGGCACACTAAGGGATCTGACCACCCCCTCCCTGGGCACAGCCCGGGCGGGCGGCGGCGGGTCGGAGACCCCGGCTGGGTGTGCCCGGGCGGGCGGTTCCTCCCGGCGGCGGGCGGCGGGGTTTCCGGGCGGGCGGTGTGCCCGGGCGGCGGGGTGCCGACCCCGGCGGGTGTGCCCGGGCGGTTCCGGGCGGGGTCTTCCGGCGGGGTTTCCGGGCGGGTTTTTCCCGGTTCCGGCGGGCGGGTTTC